AACCGTAACAAGTACATCAAATGCTGTTGTCGGTATAGATGCTAATATTATATTATTGTTTGCTGTAGAATATGCTGATGGGTTTTGTAAAACTCCACCAAAATAAACTTTCATCAAACCGTTTTGTATTGTTGCTTGGTTTAATTGGTTGCCAAGCGGATATTCAGATTGACCATTAACTGTAGTAAAGCCATAAGAATATACAGTCATACCTGATGACGTTGGTAAATTCCATTCACTATTACCTACATAACTACAATTACCTATAGTTTTAAATACAGATAATTGCTCATCTAAATTCTTAATCCTATCAGCGTACTCACTATCATTATCAGGTACTCTTAATTGTTGATTAAGATTATCAAAATAATTCTCGAATATTTCAAGTTGAACTTGAGTTGCTATTTTATTAAACTCGTCCGGAGTCATGTAACCACGTTGCTCCTTGTTAAGTATTAATAAAACGGTTTTGTAAACTGTATCTACGTTTATTGCCATTTTGCTTATTTTATTATAATATATAAGCGGTAACCGTTAAGCCACCGCTCTATATATTAATATTACGTGTTAATCTATTTTTTTCTCTATAGACCTAAAAACTTCTATACCTTCATCTGTTTTGAAGAACGCTGCCATAGCTGAGTATGGGTTTTCATCAAATGGTACAGTCATTAATTTTCTATTGTTCGATGTCCATAAGAATGTGCGTTGATCTTGAGATAAAGTTACAATACCAGCTTCAACGGCTCTAATAGCTACGTTTCTAAGCTGTACGTTTTCATCATTTGCTAAATCAATAAATAAATATGGATTACTTCTAGCAAATAACATTAAGTCTCTTTTAATTTCTTTAGAAGTCATTTTAGAAACTTTAGATCCAATCTCTACTCTTAAGATTGCTTCAGCTTGATCAATATCCATTTCTCTCGCTGCATTCATTGCATCTAATTGTATATCCATATCATCTAAATCATCACCAGCGGTAATAACAGGATCAAACTCTCTGTATTTCTTATTTAAGTCTGGGTGATATAATGATAATAGTTTTTGTAAGTTTTGTTTTTCTTTTGGTACAAATAAAGTACCGTTTTTAAATATGATATGTCCCAAGGTTGATTCTCCTTTTTGATCTTCTACAAATACAGAGTTTTGGTTCGTAGCATATCTTAATTCCTTTTGATCACCATTGTCTTTGTCAAACCATAATAACGGAAATCTACTTGTATGTCTTGAAGAAATAGTATACGTTAAAGGAGAGTGTGGTCCCGCTAAAATATATGTTCTATCTTTAATTTCCCATTTTGGAGTTGCGGTGGTTGGGTTTGTCTTAGCAACCGGCTCTTCTATGTAAGTTTTTTCTACAATTGATTCAATCTCTTCAAATGTATTTTCTGGTTCAACGTATGTACTTGGTTGAAATGTTTTTGCTTTAACAGCAGTTTTAGCTTGTGCCATGATAAAATATTATATAATTAATTATTGTTTTTTAAAAGAGTAAAAATTACCCCCGTAGATTCAACGAGGGTAAAATTTACAATTATTTATGCTTATGCTGATGCAGTGAATAACACGAAGTTATTAGCACCTTGTACACATAAACATCTTTCAGATAAGAAGTGTACCTCCATTGCATCTAAGTCAGATGTGTAAGCACCTCCAACAGATCCAGTGATCCAAGATTTCATTCTACGGTCATCAGCTTGTGCAGCTCTATAACGAACGTGTAAGAATGGTCTACGGATGTTAGTTCCTAAAATTTGATCGTAAACTGTAGAAGTTCCAGCAGGAATTAATACACCTTCGATTGAACTACCAACACCTGTCATTGCTCCACGAGTAGAAGCATCGTTTAAGTATTTCCAGTCAGTTTTGTAGAAGTCGTAAGAACCTCTTCTGAATCCAGAGAAACCTAAGTTTAATGCCATCTCAGATGAGTTTTCGAATAAACCGTAAGCAACCCCACCAGCAGAACCAGCAGATAAACCAGCTAACATATCATCAAAATCTAAAGATAATTGACGGTTTAAGAATAACATGTTTTCTTCAATAGCTCCCTGAGTATCTAAGTTTTTCAAGATATTGTCGAAAGAACCTAAACCACCAACTGGGCTAAAGTTGTTCAAGATATTTCCTCTGTCTTCAACAGCAGCAAATAAACCTTGTGTACCTTTTTTACCAGCAGCTAATGCAGCAGATCCTGCAGCAGCTAATTCACCCTCCACAACTGTCATTTCTAAATAGTCTTCAAAACGTAATCTTGTTTCAGATTCAGCTTTTAAGTACCAGTAGTAACCATCAGCTCCATCTTCAGTAGCAATTTCTACCCATCCGATTTGTGCAGTGTCAGATCCATTAACAGCATATTTGTTACGGATAATTACTGGAGAGTTATTAAATTGAGTGAATGAAGGTTGAATACTAGTGTAGTCATCACCTGTTAAAGTAGATCCTTTTTTGTATTCAGAACCATAAACGAAGATTTTTAAATCGTCCATTCCATCTGTAAATCCAGCAGCAGCTAAAGTAGCAGCAGTATAAGGAGCAACAGTTAATGCACCGTTCGCAGCGTTAGAAGAAGTATCATTTGCTCCAGAAGAAGTAACGATAGCTTTAACCTCTAATCCTGTTGCAGGGTTCATAATAACAATCGTTTGATTGATTGAAATAACGTTAGCTACATAATCAGTAGCAACAGAAGGATTCAAATTACTTTCGATTAATAAAGTATTACCAGCAGCACTTACTGTATTAACCCCAGTATATGCAACGTGTAATCTGTTTTGTTCAGACCAAATAACCTGGTCAGAAGACATTGGCATTTCAGCACCAACCATACGTAAGAAACCAGATAATGTTCTGTTTCCATAACGCTCTACCTCAGCTTCGTAAACTTCTGGTAAATATTGTTGTGCAAATGATACGAAATCCGCATTACTTGGATCCGTAAAGTTTAAATAGTTTGTGTCTAAAGCTTGTTGCTTTTGTGACGGCTTAATCGAACCAAAGTTCGGGGTAACAGCTACTGTTGCCATAATCGTGTTTTTTTAGTTTAAAATTTACTTTTTATTCTTAATTTTGAAGAATCAACACCATTGATAGCTCTTACTTTAAACCCATTTACGTTAATTTCACCAGCAGATGTTTGTCTAGGTTCTGTTGAAATGTTGTTTGATTTAGCTAACATATCTTTAATAGCGTCAGCTTTACCTTGTTCGTAAAAATGGTTTGCAATACTGTCAGTGTTTTCAGCAGCATACATTGCTTTGTGATACCCAGTCATATCTGTTACTTCACCTTTTTCGTTTAAGAACTTCTTAAGTAGGTTAGTAATGTTTGATTGTTTATCTGCAACAGCGTCAGTATTTTGTAGATTAAACCTAAATGTCTTTCCACCTGCGTTGAAATCAAAACCTTTGAAATCTTGTGTAAAAAACTTTTTAGTATTATCTTTAAATGCTGAATGCATTTGCTCAACTGATTGTTGATCCTCTTTGTATCGATTGAAAAAATCAATTGCTTTTTGTTGATCCGGGTTTACATTAGACTTTAATTTAATTTCATCATAATATTTACTCTTAAGATCCTCTAGAAAGCTTTTGGCTTTACCAACCTCTTCTTTGAAAGCGATACGTTTCTTTTTAATTTCTCGCTCATCGTCCTCATCTTCATCATACGAGAATGTTTCTTCCATGTGGAAATCAATCTCATCTAAATCTAAATGCGGTTTTGTTTTCTTGTAATATTCTTTTAATAGAACTTCTGGGTTCAATTTAGAATAATCTGTATTTAAACGAGTATAATCCTCAATGTCCCCACCTGTTTCTTCCATAAAAGTAATTAACTTTTCAATATTCTCTGGTAATGGTTTACCTGATACTTTTAAATCATTAATTGCTTTATCGGCTTCTGCTTCAAGCTCTTTTGCTTCTTCAGTAGTTTCTGTAATGTTAACTACAACTACTTCTTTCTCATCAACCGATTCGGTAATGATTTTTTGTTCGGTGTTTCCTTCGACCACTTCTTGCAATCCCACTTCGGGTTGTCCTGGCTGTAACACGCTTTCATCTGTTGTTTGCTCTTGAACGGCATCGGCTACTGGTTTAGTTGTTAAATCTACTTTTGCAACAGACTGAGCTGATACATGTTTAATAGTAGGTACTTTAGCTTTTTTAATTTTAAAGTCACCTTCTTGTTTAATTTGTTCTGCCATGATAAAATATTATATAATTAGTTGTGTTGTTCTATTTAGGAGAGAACTGCTCCAAACCAAATCCACCTAAATTATCAAATCCTGCTGATTCAAAATCTTTTGGTAATGTGTTATTCTGTCTTTGTTCAATCAATTCAGATTGTTGTGTGGCTTGTAACTTTGTTCTTTGATCTTTACGATCCTCCATCTTGTTAAGTTTCTCTTGAGCTTGTGCAACTTGCATTTGTGCTAATTGCATACTGTAACTAAATTCTTCAGCCATTAATTGTTTCTTAATCAACGCTTCCTGCTGCATCTTTTGAATCTCAAAATTTAGTTTAGATTGCTCTAATTGTATTTTCTGCTCTGTAATTGCTTGTTGCTTCTGTACTTCAGCCATAGCTGTTTCCTGTGCTAACTGAGCATTTGCTTGAGCTTGTGCTTGTATGTTTGCTTTTTGATTTTCTTGATCTCTTTCTTGTTTCTTTTTTCTCTTGTACTTAAGAGACTGATTAGCTAACTTAATGTTTTTAATTTGTCTTAAGTCAATAGCGTCTTCAAGATCAATACCACCTGATTGTAAAGCAACTTGTATGTTTTGTTCTAATTGTGCTCTTTCTTCTTCATCTGGTTCTAATTCTAAGAAGATACCAAAGTCATGCAAGTTTAAGTTTTGTAATTCCTTTAATGTTTCTACCGATGATACCGATATACTTTGCATTAATGAACTTGCCGTTAATGGGAAGTTTAATGAATCAGCAACTCTTCTTGAAATATTTTCACATATACGTAGAGTTAAATATAAACTAGATTGTAATATGTGTCTTGTTGCAGTGTTTGAATTTGCTGCTGCCATTTTTTGTAACCCAACCAAAGCATCTCTGTCTGGTGTACTAGCATCTCTTGCTTCATTTAATCCGGTTACATCACGTATCATTTGTAAGTAATACTGATATGTTTGTATTAATGATTGTATCTTACCACTACCTGATGAAGTTTGTAATTCCTGTATTGGAATTTTAGCTCTGTTCATATCACCATCTTGTGTCATTGATCTACCAACGATACTACCTGTTTGGAAATACATGTTTAACGCTTCTGCAGGATTATAATTTGTACCGTTACCTAAATCAACTTCGGCTAATCCATCAACATCGACGAATACACCATCAGGAACTAATCTAGCTAATACTTGTTGTATCTTTAAATGTGTTAACTGGATCATATCTGCAAACCCTGTTATACGGCTTACTAATGATTCAATTCTACCCTTATACATTCTTGGTGCACAAATAGCGTAATTCATTTGCACTCTTGTTGTATCAGCAAATGGTCTTGTCATATTCTCTGCTAGTTTCCATTCTAGCATTTTTTCGTGACCTAATATCTTTGCTCCAGAATATAAAACCTCAATACTTCTTGATACTTTACTGAACGTATCACTTTCCGGTGGATTGAACTCATCTGTTTTTTCTAATGCTTTTTCTAAACCAACATCCGTTTGTTTAATTTTAAAAACTTGATTAGAAAATGTTTTGTATTCAAAGTATAATACTTGCACGTTAGAAGTATCATAATCTTGTCCGTAATAGTTACGTGTATAATTTACATCACCTGGATATTTTTCAATCTCTTCTAAATCAGCTTTAGTCAAATGTGGAAATTGCATTTTAACCTCTTCTAACGTAACAGATCTAACTTCACCAACATAATATATGTCTTCAAAATTTGGATCCTCTGTGTAAGAATAAACAAGGTTAGCAGGATCAACATAATCTATTGTTACTCCTTCTGCTTTGTTCCAATTTGTTTTTGATGCCGCAATACCCAAAACAACTAAATCGTAATTTAATCTTTTGTTTATTAACGGATATTTATTATTATCTAATATTTGACTTATTACTTCTTCTTCTGCTATTTCAATTTCTTGCTTATAACTTAATTGAAGTCTAATTTCTAATTCTTCTTTATCCTCTGGTAAATTAGAAGGATCCATAGTATTATATAGATTTGCTCCTAATGTACCTTGTATTTCATTCAAAAGATCTTTAGCCATCATATCTTCCAATATAGCGGAAGCATAATTTGTTTTCTTTTTAATTGAATCAGGATCTTGCGCGTATGCTTTAATATCGTAGTTCTTGCTAGATATACCGTTAACAACGATGTCAACAAACTTAGGTATAACAGGCACAGGTTTCCAGTCAAGATTCAAATAAGATAAATCACCATTGATTGATAATTCATCTTTATACTTTTGAACTGATTGCTCACCTCTAGCATATAATCTTAATCTGTGGAAGTTCTGCCAGTTGGATCCCCATCTGTTTCCAGCTCCACCAACTCTATCACCTCTAAACCATTCGTTTTCAATAGCTCTACCTACTTTAGCTCCGTATTCAGGGCTTTGTTTCTCTGAATCTGGTACTACCTGACTAGGAAAAGAACTATTATTATTAGTATAAACCATCTATTATATTATTTTTGAACTAAAACCTTCGTTATTATATTTTTTAAAACCTAATGATACAGTCTCTTTTGGAGCGTGAAATACAGGTGTGTAAGCATTTTTGTTGCAAGCCATTATAGCTAAACCTGAACTAATAGTAGCATCATGCTTAGTTCTATTATTTATATTAAATCTAGACCAGTCATTTAAAGTCTTTTGAAAATACATATCTCCATAGCCACCTTCTAATAAACCTACATATTTGTCGATGTAAGACTCAATCGCCGCTGCGTGAGCTTGTAACATATCTTGTGAAGCTGAAGGTATACCACCAATTTCTTTTTCTGCTGGTGATAACTTATTCCATACTTTATCCGGTCTGTTCATTGAATAGCCTCTATACCCTCTTCTTTTTAAATAGTAAAGTAATCTAGGCTTGTTATTCTCTGCTAATATCGGCATACCATAAAATACCAAAGCCATTAATACATCTTCAAAAAATATCTCTGCTGTTTGTGGTCTAGCTATATATTCTAAAAAGAAATGACTAGGCGGAACATCTTCCATTGAAAACTTTGTTAATCCGTGTAAAGCTCCTTTAGAACCTCTACTTTCATCAACTGTTCCTGATATATCGTAACTATCACAACCAAATGCACCGCAATGTTCGTTACCAGGGTATTTAACTCCATTCTTTATAATCACACGATTTTGGAGATTTAGCGGAGGAGTCCAAGAAATTAAAAATCTACCGTCTTTATTTGGTACAAACATCACTCTACTATCTTGTATTCCATTCTCCCATTGGAAGCTGCCTTGTGTTATAACATTTGAGTTTCTTAGATCATCATTATAATCTATTTGCTCATATATTTTTGTAAGGTTAAATAAAGATTGTTTTGCTTCATCTCTGAAGGCGTGTTGTTCCGTTCTTGGAAACTGTCTGTAGTATTCATTTAAAGCATCTTGATCTGATTTCAAACCATCAACCTCGTTTTGCCAGTGTTCAATAACCCCGTAATCAATCCACATATCATCAGCACCTTTAATAGGTTGCTCTGGTGTTAAGAAAACAGGCATACCAAATTTATCTATGAAACCTTCGAAGTTCCATTCCATTGGTATAAATAGAGAATATAATCCAGAACTAGTTTGGCCATTACGGTTACGCTTAGTTACATCTGAACTATAATATAATTTTTTAAAGTTTTCACCACCTTTATCTAAAGCATTTGAAGTAGAACCCATCATACATTTACCGACAATACGACTACCTAATCTTACACAGGTTTTTGTAACTCGCCAGTTGTTTAAAATGTTATCTGGTTTTTCCCATTTACCGCTTTCATCATGAACTAATAATCTTAACTTTTCACCATCATAACTATTGTCTCCTGTATTCTTCCAGTCAATCGTAGTATCTAATCCTTCAAGTTCTTCTAATTGCTCTTGAGCATCTAATTTTCTTCTTGTTAATTTTGAAGCAGGTATTCTATAAGCTAATTCAGTTTTTGGACGGTCCATACCATCTTGAATTGGTTTAAAGAAAAAAGGATAGTTTATTGATATAGGTACAACCTTATCTGTAAACATTTTCTTTGCATCGGCTCCTGACTTTGATAGTATTCCATATCTTGTATCAGAACTTAATGTAGCTTGGTTAACTAATTCAGCGGAAGACATAAATGAAAATCCAGAACGTCTATTCTTTAAATAGCACATACCATAACATCTATTATCCGCTTTACAAGCTTCCCAAAATATAAAGAACACTCTATTTGATTCACGAAAATCCGGAGCACCAACGTCAATCTTACTCCATTGTAAATACATATAATGTGTACCAGTCATATAAGTAGGTACACCGTTGTTGTAAAAAGAAAAACCTTCTTCTCTGTATTTGAATTCTGCATCAATAAAGTCGTACCAGTTTTCTTTGAATTTATCTGGGTATTTATTCCAGTCAAATACACTCTTGATACGTTCAAGCTCTTTTGGATATTTAGCTTGTTCCCAATATTGTTCTTCTTTTTTATTAGATCTTTTGTAAGCGTTTTCAATATAAGGTAATGCAATCTTTAAATTTTGTATTTCTACAATCTCCCCAATCTTACCTGTCTTGCTTATAACAATTACATCATGATCTTTATTATATCCGTATTCCCACTTCTTATTTTTATTAAGCCTACTTATAACAGATGGTTTAATGTAATTATCTAATGTGGTTATTAAACTTTGTTCGTACATTATTTAGATCTCCCTTCTGCAAACCCTTTAAAAACCTTGCTTGCTTTTTCGCTCGCGTCTTGAGCATCTAATTTTTGTCTTTCTTCTTCAATACGATTAAGTATCTCGAATGCATCGAAGATAGCTAACTTTTTTGTTGCTGCAGCATTTTTTAATTTATCTGCAGCCAAGTCTTCTTCTCCGTTATCTAAGATAGCTTCTTCAGCAACCTTAATTAACTCCAGTACTGCTTTGTGCCCAGCTTGGATTATATTCTGCTTCGTCTCCTCTATATTCATATTTAATTACAATATCATTTGATTTCATACAGTATAATCGTTTACCTTCTATAATAAATTCAAATTCTCCGTATGGTTTATATCCTACTAAGTCACCTGGCACTATTTTCGCTTCATTTAAGGAGCTATTACCATATTTTAGTATTCCAATAAGTCTTTGCTCTTTTTCTAAGCTAAAACTGTTATTATTTTTTATAGGTTGAATGAAGCAACGATCGCCAAAAGCTTTCCAATTACCAACATCACCATATAAATATATCTGATCAAAATCTACAAAATACTTATCTTCGTTAAAGTATGATCTACTGTTCTTTGGTTTACCCTTTATATCATAAAATCTTCTAAAAACATTATGATGTATTATTACTTTGTCACCAACTTTAATATCAGTTGTTCCAAATAAGGGTACAGCTAAAACCTCAGCCATATTATTAACAGCTTTAAAAGATTCGATCGATGTGTTAACAACCAACTCCTTATCACCAACTTTAACCGTATTGTCATACCTATTACCTACAGGTTTAACAATAAAGCTAAATGCACTTCTCATTAGTATTCTAAATCATATTCCACTGAAATAGCCATGTGACTGTTGAATTTCTTCCATGGCATAACTTCATCACTTTTCTTTATATAAATATTGTATGAATTATCAACTTCCTCAAATAGTATATGGGAGATTTTATGTCCCCCGTATACTTCTTGATTTACTGAATAGTGCATTGCTTCATTCTTATAGTCAGCTCCAATACTTATTTTTCTAATGACATTAGCCATTATTCTCTTCCTTTTCGATTTCAGTATAACTACCGTCTTCTAGGTTAATATTAATAGCACCGTATTCAGCTTCCAATTCTGATTTAAAATCCTCAACTTCTTTATTGACTTCAGCAACTTGATGTAATAACGAATGCTTTTGTGTTTCTAAAACACCAATGTTCGTTAACAATACGTTTAAGTCTTTTTGTTGAGCAACGATTTTTTCTAATTGATCTTTCTTAATAGTTTTTGTTTCCACTTTTTTCATTTTACTTGATTTAATTGTTAATAATTAGTAGCAACGTACTGGAGTCGAACCAGTTTAAGCGGGCTTATGAGACCCGTGAGATACCTTACCTCCCACCTGCTATCAGTTTATTTTTTAAATAATCTATTATATAAACTTTGTTTTTTTAATGGTACTTCTAAAACAACACTTCCAGGGAAGTTATAATTATTCCCTGGTTGCATTACTTTTTTATTACCTTTATTATCTATGCCTAATACTGGAAAATCCACATCTTCCATTGTTATATCTCCGCTTGGTATAATATTATATGCTCTGTTTTTATCAGGACTATTTCTTTTATAACCTTTTGTAGATATGTTTTTCATTTAGCAAGATTTCTTTTTTAATTTGCTCATTTGTTTCATTGGAACATTTTTAGAAGCCGGTTTAACCATCTGCTTTGCAGGCGATTTTGTATTACCTAAATTAGCTTGCATTTTTTCTTCTGCTGCTGTTAATTTTCTTTTTGCTCCAGCAAATACTTCTGTTTTAGAAACATTTTTCTTTCTACTGTCTTCTGTAGATGTTTTTAATTTTTCAAATTCTGCTTTTAATTTTGCTTTAGCATTAGGAGTAGAACCTGTAGAAGACCCAACTACTTTTCCGTCACCTCCAATAATTCTAGCTGATTGTCCCTCTCCTCCTTCTACATATTTTTTTTCGTAAGGTTTAGCAGTTGCTTCACCAGTTGCCGAATTAACTTTAACTCCTGAATTAGGCATTGTAGGCGTTGATGTACCTTGTTTTTTAGCTTCATTTGCAATGTTTGCTTTAACTTTCTTTTGGCTTTTTAACCCTTGAGCAGTTAATTCTTGCTTCATTGGAGACTTGCTCATTAATGTAGGAGCAATACCTCTACCTGTTTTAGGCATATTACCTCTGCCTGGAGTCATTTTAAATGGACTTTTCATTTTGTTTATTTGTTTAGTTGTTTTTTACTCTTTTATATATAACTTGACCAGGATGTTCACTCACTATGTCGGCCACCATAGTATTATTGTCTACGATTGTAAATTTTGTTATTGATTCAAAATCATTTGGTTCAAAATATGCTTTAACATATATTGCACTTTTTGTAATTTGGTAACTCATAACGTCAAGTGGTCTTCCGCTTGTTGAAGAAATTTCTTGTATGTTAAATTCTTTTTTATCTGTAAAAGAGAATAATACTTCTGTT